CAGTGACTTAGCTTGTGATCTGTGCAGGCGTGCATGGATTGAGGAGAATACCTTAGCACCTTGCTCAATTAATGCCTGTGTTGTACCAACTGGTGTGTTGGCGTTTGTGTCTGCAATCTTTTCTTCGGCAGTGGTAACAACACCTTTTGCTGCGTCTGTTAGCCAACCAAGCAAGTTAAACAGCACGGAAGACGGCTGATTAAACGGCATTGGCATTGCGATCTTACGTACATCGTCAACACCCGGCGCGCCTTCAATCTCAATTACTTGTGTTGGCTCAATTCGGTCTGACTGCCCACCAATGCGTCCACCTTTGAGCTTAAGCATTGTCTGGCTGTTGTTGATATGAGCAGCATCAAGAAGAGCACGCAAACTACCGGTAAGAGCAGCACTAAGCCCACCAATGAGATGAGGTAATCCAATAGCGTAAGCTCCACGCCAAGGAATAAATTTAAACTCGACGTACCAGTCGAGCTTCGTGAGCTTCTCATCGTTGCACTCCCAGTTACGGTATAGACCTACAACTTTAGAAGTTGTCTCGTCAATGGTTAAAATGTATGGTGCGCGTGCGCCATTAGTTACGTCGTCATCATCAAGGCGGATAAAGCAAGTAATCTCATAAACACGACGCAATCCGTCAATGTTTTTAGATGGCTCTTGTTTACCTTCAATCTTGTTGTTAGCTTCTTGCGAACGTGTCTGTTCTGTAAGCGGAGCGTCAGACGTGTAGGTGGAATCAATATCTTTGTAGATACCAGCTTCAACACGCTGCAAGAATGTGTCTTCTGTAATGTCCTGTACTTCAGTTACGCGTGGCGACGTGTAGAAGTTTGTTGATGCGTATGGTAGCAAGATGTTATCAATTGCAACCCATTCGCAAGTAGGACGGCGCTGCTCTGTGTCAAAGCGCCACTTAAGAAATTGGGAACCGCCGAGAGGTAGTTGGGTCAGCAACTGCTCCATCTCGTCGCGATATTCTGGTACCTGTTCAGTTAACTGCCAGTTTAAGAAATCAACTTTTCGATCAGCTGTTTCTTGTTTAATTCTGCTTTCTTCACCTTTGATATTGGATTTAACAATACCGTCTGGTGGTAATAGTTCTTTGGATGAGGAAGCGGCAAAGTCGACGCATGCCTCAGCCATGATTGGGTGCACAACTTTAGAGGCACCATCAAATGTGGCACCGCCGGGCGCGTCTTTACCTAAGCCAGTACGACGCAGACCCTCTTCGTATTGCTTGTCGCGTTGCTCGCGTGACTGTTTGTCTACGTCAATAAGGTCTAAATACTCAAACGCCAACGCGTCAAGAGTAGACTCATCAAGCTCTTCTGCTAAGTTAGCGTAGAACTCTGGGTTTTCGTTTGGTGATTCTTTTGGTTTGAAGTTAACAACAACGCTGCCATCTTCTAACTCAATAACTTCTTCTTCTACGTCTTCTGGCTCTAAACCCAAAGCCTCTTCATAATAATCCATCTGCGCGTCTTGCGCTTGTGCTTCTTCAATAGTCTCTTCAGTCTCAAGACCCGGGAGATTAGCACCGCTTTGAATCGGTAATTGTGGATTTGCCATTATTTATTAAGGTTCATTGTTTTTTGATACAGGGGAGAAGGACGACGTGGTGCTGGCTCTTCTTCCGGCATTTGTTCTGGGGCTTGTCTACTTTGCAGTACATCAGAGTAATCGCGGTTGCCCATAATTTGTGCTGCTAATGCCACATCTCCGCCTAAGGCTCCGCCTAATGGTGACTGAGATACGTTTTGCATTTGTGACCTGTACGCTGGGTTTGAAGCCATTGCGTTTGCAGATCCTTGTGATAACATTTGACCACCGTAAGGAACTGCCATACTGACAGCGGCTGGCATACTTGGCAATGCTGCAGGAATTGCTGACGCAGCATTAAATCCACTTTCTAGTGCTTGTACTGGTCTACCAGCTGTTGCATGCCTAGTAGCGTCTGCGGTCTCTCCAATAACATCAGTAAAACCTAAAGCGTTAAAAATAGATTGGAATGGTTTTTTAGTTAATGCTTCACCAATTTGTTTAGCTAAGCTAATTGACTGACCACCAGATTTAAAATGAGCTGGTTCCATGTTATTAACAATTAACTCCGCCAACATGTCCTGTGGTGACATGTATGGTTGACCGCCGCTAGATAAATGTGGCAAAGCGCCAGATTCTTGCATTAGCATCTGGTGTGGTGTATTTACCATACCGGGAGACGCTGGTGCAAGACCGGCTTCTTCCGCTAGCATTTGGTGGGGAGTTTTTAAAAGATTCATTCTAATTACAATAATGCAACAAAAGGGGGCAATCCGCCCCTATTGGCTGTATGGGTTGTTAAACTTCTTCTTGTGGTCATCATCCGCGTAATCGTAGTCTCTGGCAGGTAATGGGTCTAATTGCAGCCATCCAGAATCGCGCAGAACTCGTAGTGCTTGTGATAATGAGTCCACGTAGTCATCATGGCCGCCTGCCTCTGGAAACGAGCATACCTGCCTCATAAATCGTTTTGACCAGTCTGCAAACTCGCCTTTGAGTTTAGGATCTTCTGGGACAAATACTTTACCTTTAGCAACCAACGGAGCCACAATGTTTACACGCTGCACCTTATCGGCACGTCCGGGGTTATATCCTCTGACCGGCACACCAGATCCTTGCAATTCTTGGATCAATGATATACCAGCAGACTTATCTTCCATTAGTATAAGGTCTGCCTTTTTGCCTTTACCAAAGTCATTGTCTGCACCATAGACAACTTCCTTAAAGTCATCAATGACTTTACGACGTAGTTCTGGGTAAGACAGGTGGGCGTCCCATGCGTCTAGCAAGATCACACAAGTACCAGCGTCTTCTCTATCAAAGACACCCCACACTGTACAAGCCGTTGGGTCGTTGACTGTTTTCTCTGAGGTTGCCGGATCATAGCTGGCAATCACATACTCTAGGTTTGGTGTTGGTTTGTCGGCTGGCCACTGGCGGAACATGTGACGCTTGATGATACCAGCTGCTTCCGGATCAAGTATCTCACCATAGATCTCTTGTCTTCCAATGTCAGTGCCATCATACGTCTCAAGCTGTTTGAAAAAAGTCTCTGAAAGGTTTGCTCGGTTGTCGTAGGAGCTGGCATTCGATACATAGACGTCTCCACCTATTTTTCCCTCGTTAAGGTCAACGATGAGTTCTTTTGGTTTTGGGGTTGTGGTGATGATTTGCTGGACTCTTGGGATTCTAGGGTCCTTAAGACGCAAGGTGAACTGTACACCATCGTACGCATCATCGAGGTAGTCGAAAGCGCACAGCTCGTCGAACCATGCCCCGTGAAATTGTTTACCGCGGTAGCGCTCGGGCTCTGAGGCAGGGATTCCTTGGATGATTGATCCGTTGGTAAGAGTAATCTCGAATAGGGACTTATTGTAATCCCGGATAAGGCTAGCTGGGATAATATTAAGGAGTCCGGAATCTCCTTCGAAACAAGTCGCTCGTATGTCGTTAGAGGTTGGGGCGGTGACAAGCCAGCGTGTGTTGTCGTACTTCCAAGCGCGAATGCCAATCCAATGGCTAGCAGTGTGTGTCTTGCCTGATCCACGACCGGCAAGCATAAGAAATGTGTCATACTCTCCATCTTCTGGCTCTCTTTGATGTGGCAAGGCTTGTAGTGCCCATTTAGTTTGCCAAATTAATGATTCAAGCTCTTGTTTTGGCCAATGCTTGCGGTTATCTATAAATTTTTTAAGAGTAAACTCTTGTTCTGCTGTTAGCGGCATGGGATAAATCCTTCTCCGACAAGGATTGTGTTGTCTTTCGCGGTAGTTTCAATGTGCACACACATTTGCTCGGGTATCTTGTCGATATTGGCGATATATCTGCGGGCGTGGTGTACTTTTAGCGTCGGTGACGCTTGGTTTTTTACAAGTTGATGCTTTGTCTTGAAATTTATTGTGTAATTCTTAAGTTTTTCGTTGTGATTGATCGCGGTCTTGATGCCTAATGACTCTGCCAGCATTTGAATGCGCGCAATTGTGGGAAAATGCTGGTTAGTTACACGAAATGTGTCTGTTGTTTGGTTGTACTGCGCGCCTTTTGCAAGGACTATGCCAGATAGCAGCTCTATACGCTGGTCTGTATCAGATAGTAGGTAGTTATTGGTAATTACCGACGGAATGTTTGGGGCTAGCTGGGACTCAATTGATGGAGAGATGGTAAATTCCTGCCTATTGCCCGGTCTTTTGCGACCTAAGGTGACCTTGTAGCCATAATCTTTGAGCTTTTCCACCACCTCATCATGCCTGCCAGATGGTGCGTTGAGCTTTTGATTTGATTTTCTGTTAAAAAACCAAAAGCCAAAGACAAACGGGGGAACTGGGAGGGTTTGGTGTGGCAGCTTGATGGGCTGCGTG